AGCGGCTTGTGCCTCAGCAGTAAAAGCCTTAGCCTCTTCTTCGCTCATACCCTCAAACTTGACAAAGTAAAGCCACTTAGGAATCCAGCCCTGCATAGCATAAAGCCGCCAAGCTGCCTTGTCCTCTTCATAGCTGTATGTAATATCGCCAAAATTAAAATTGAGTTCGTATTCACCGAGAGGGGCAAGCCCGTAGAGTGTAATAAGAGCGTCAGCGCCGTATATCGCTTGTTCAAGTGCATCTCTGAGAGCGTCACGGTCAGTTTTGATAGTCTGTATAGTGTCCCTATCGTCTGCTTCAACCTGTGTCGCTGTAATCATACCTGTTTGCCCGTCAAGCACAAAAACACCCTCACTAAAGCCGCATTTAACGCCAGCCATAGAGAGGTTAAAGTTAATATCCTTAATACGCTGATCTGTAAGCATAGTAGGTACGTGTTCGTGTACTGAGGTTGTTTCACCGTCATTCAAGCCCATACCTAAGCCCATTACAAAACGGGGAAGCTCAATACCTCTGTTTTGAGCGTTGCTAATAACAGTCTGACCTACAAATGTAATGTGCTTGCTGTCCTCAACCTCTGTATTTTTTCTGCTGATACTAATATCTACGGCTTTAAGCTCAGTCAGAGCATTTGAAAATACAGACAAGCCAAGAGGCGAGGACGGATCAACCGTATTTGCACCGGGTACACGATAATAAGCAAAAAGAGGTTTTTCAAGGTTAGAAATTCTAACTTCATCTTGCATATCAGCCCACGCCTGTACTGTGTTGAGAGGTACGAGCCTACCAAGTACAGTGTTGCCGCCCTCAACCTGATTTTTATAAGCCTTGTTTGTAACAATATAAACACCGTTCTCAAACCTATGGTATTCAAGCCTTGTATAGTGGGCTTTGCCCTGCGTGGTATGCGAAGCGAAAATAGCACCTACAATTTCGCCGTTATCGTCTTTCGCTGTGATACCGAAGTTACCCGGCAAGATGTAGTCCCAAGTCTGACCGTTCCACTTAATCATTAAGCCACCGAGCCTATCAGCTTCAGCTATGCGGTCAGGCAACCGCTTTAACATATCATCTACAATGTCTTGCAGGTACTCAGCACGAGGCGAGCCTGAGAGGGCTATACCAATATCAAGTGTTGTTAGTTTCGCACGGGTATCTGATATGTGCTTAGCCATATTCACTGTCTGTATATCGTCATCAGCATTTAACCAAGGGGGCTTACCCGTTGATACACGATCCCACAATCTGAGGGCGTTATTCATATCGTCCGAGGTGATAAGACTAACGCCAAATTCCTTGCCTATGTCGGAGCTATTCAAAAACATATTTCTTATCCTCCTTATAAGGCGTGTAAAAAAGTTCAATCCTATCACCGCCTTTTACACTATCCATTTCAACTCATTGCGTAGAGCTGTGCGGCAGAAATACCGCAACTGATCCATACTGTGGTCATTCTCTTTAATAACTGCGTCCTCTAATTTATCTTCGTCCCAAGAATACGTCTCAAATTCATCAAAAGTATTCTTGCAGCTTCGGTGAAAATAGAGAACACCGGCATTAAGAAATTTAGTTACATCTTGTATGCCGTTCAGTACGTCATTGTCTGCCTTTACAACGGCAAATTTGCCGTATTTTTGTATTGTTTCAATCATAGAGCTTGCAGAGGGGTCAATTGTGATATACTCAATAGGATAATCACCTACAAGCTCTGTAAGCATTTTATAATACGCTTCGTTGTCAACACGGTTATTGCTACCGCCTTTGTAGTACAGCTCTTTAATCATAACCGCCTTTTGTTCTGACGGGCTGTAATCATAAAGCCCTGCGGCAAAAGGATTTACTGTACCATAGTCAATAGCCACATAATAACGGTGTCGAGGGCTGTATTCGGGTATTTGCTTTACAATGTGTGCCTGCCTGTTAAACATAGGATAAATAAGCCCTTCGGCTTTTACCCACAAGCCGAGAATATAACGGCGATAAAACACGCCTGTATACATAGCTTCATATCTCTGCTTAATTTTTTCAGACAAGCTGAGGTTATCATTCATTGTAAAATGCAAATACAGAATATTACGCTCAGCCGCTTTTTTTATCCATTCCACATAAAACCAGTGCCCCGGATTTTCAGGGTTGCAGTTAAACCAAAACTTAGAACCTTCCACACTGCAACGGGCCATAGCTTGTTCAACAAATGAACGGGGCATAAGTGCAACTTCATCAAAAAGCACACCTGCAAGAGTGATACCCTGCACAAGTGTGTAGCTTGATTCGTCTTTGCCGCCGAACATATAATAGTAATTCGTGATATTGCCTGCCGTTATAATCAGTTTGTTTTCGCTGCGGCGTTCGGTTATAGTGAAGATACCCTCTAACCATTTAGGCATTTGCGTTACTACATTTCGGCGTAGTGATTCTATTGTTTTTCCGCATATCGCAAAATTCTGACCGTTAAATCTGCTCATACTCCAAAGCACAAAGCCGTCTGTCATTGATACAGTTTTACCCGATCTGATAGAGCCGTCACAGATAATGCCGTCATAGTCCTTGAATTTAGGTCTATTCCACCAAGTCAGCGTCAGATTCTGCCGTTTGCTGAAGCTCTGGTAAATCATCTGTGTCTACGTCCTCCTTTGTGCTGTTGTTTATAGCTTCAAGTAGGTTATTTTCTTTTGCAGGTCCACCAAGCCCTGTTTCACCGATAATATCAAGATACATCTGTATCAGATAGCTGTTACCGGCTTGTGCGCCTTTCATAATAGCGTCAGCAATCAGAGCTTTCTGCGTAAGGTCTGCTTCTTCAATTCCCAGCTTAGCAAGCCTTTTTGACTTTCGCTTGTCATTGATAGGGAGGTCAGAATAAAGAGTAAGCAGCTCAGACATAAGCCTTTGCTGCCTTTTCTTTTCCTGCACTGCTTTACCACCTGCGGAACGGATAGCGTGAGCCTCTTCTTCGCTACGCTCTGTAAGAGGTATTAAATGCTTATCTTGCGGTCTACTCACGTTATACACCTCCTATCGTGGATTTTGCATTTATCCTCCCTACTTGCTGTAACTGTATTTATAGCCGTACTTTTTCTGATTTGCTTTAAGCCATTTGTTTATAGCGTCGTTGTAGTCCTTACCGCTTAAATTAGCATTGTTAATAGCCTTAACAAGCCCCGAAGCGTTAAAGTGCGTACCCTTTTCAAAAGTGTATGTACCTGCGTATTTTGCGGTATCTGCACTTCTACCGGCTGTGGTACTTACTGCAACGATACCACGCCTTGTACCCATAGCGGTATTAACAATATCCTCTTTTGAGAATGTGGGCCAACCGTCTTTAGGGTGATTGTGTATAGCAATTTCAGTGCCGTTGCCCGTCAAGCCTGAGATAGAGCCAGCGTTGCCGTGTCGGTATTTTGTAGTAAAGCCATAAGCGTCAACTACAATGCCGTGTTCTTCGGCGGCGCTTCCGTGTGCATCAATAAAAGCCTTTAACATATCGTTGTATGTGCGATTCACACCTACTTTTGTATTCATTCGTGCCGGTAAATCGCTTGTGCTTTCATCAGGACCTTTGCCGCCGCCTGCTGAGGGCCATTTACCCGAAAAGCCCATACCTGAGCCGCTACCTCTGCCGCCAAACTCCACCGGGAAAACAATAGCCTCCCATGAGCCGATATACTTTTCAAGGGTTTTGCCGTTCAGCTCATAGTTTAGTGCTTCGTCCAGACTGCCAAAAGAGGCAATAACAGTATTTGTGGTGAGGTTATAAAGCTCAAGAGGATTTCTAAACAGGGCGATTATCTCAGTGATATAAACGCCGCCGAGCTGCTTAAAATCCCGTTTGAAATTATTGATTTCCATTCAGTACACCTCTTTTCAGAGCATAAAAATACCGCTGACTGTAAACAGCCAACGGTTAAAAACATTATAAAATGAGAACAGGGCGCATTTCTGCACCCTGTAACAAGCGCCCGGATTTGCACCGGGGCAACGGCAAACACCGCTTGCTCCTCCTACATTACTACTTGCTATTTCTATTATACCATAATCTGCGAACATTATCAACCATTTTACGCTCTTTTGTTGAAAGTCCTGTTGCACCTCTGGGGCCATCATTCTCATTGTGTTCATACCCGTGATGAACGTGAGGACTTAAACCATTATGCGGCTTATCTAAGTCAATAGTTTTGCTTCGCTTGTTATGCGTATCGTAATAAGATATAAATTTTGGCTCATTGTCGGCATTGATTGTAACATACACACGACCTTTTGTCATTGTTTCAAGGGGTGCAGTTGCGCTACCGTCTTTATGCTTAACAAATTTTATATTTCCAACGGTCAGTAAAGACTTGTATTCTGAGCCATATGGTTTACCATTGTCAGACATACCACTTGAGGCACCTCTGCCGCCCATATACCCACCTCACTTGTTGCGAAATTTCTCTTGATAAGCTGCAAGGCGTATAATGCTACCGTTGCACCCGTCCGGCACAATGCCGTAAAAGTAAATCAGCGAGGGCTGAAGCCTTGCAAGCATTTCATTATAACCGTCCATAAACAAAAGGCGACTTTTCTTGTTTAGCTGAGTACCAACAGAGGAAACAGCTACAGCACCACCCACAGGCTCACCGTCAAAGCACCATTCAAAACTTGCTTTATCGCTCCATGAAATAGTAGGTATCACGGTGATACCGTTATTCTGCCAATAAGCACCGAGCCAGTGCTTACGGTAGTGATTATATATCTGTACTGCCTTAGGAAAATCCGTATAGGTTGAAAAGTCGGGCGTACAAACGCACTTAAACTGACGAAGCAAATCAAGGTATGTGTCTGGGTTAGTCCAAACACGAGTAAATTGATAATCGTCTATAAAGAAATGCAACCCTTTGTCATAGGGTTGCTTACAAGTCTTAGCATAGTTAAAGCTGATAAAGCTATCAGCTCTGCATTGTTCAGGATAAAGGCGAGGAACGCCGTAAATACCCGTACCGTCAAATATGCTTTTATTCAAATTTTCATAATTGCGTCCCTGCCGGTATTGCACAGCGTTCACCCGCCTTTATAGCAAAAGTAAAGCCCCGGTAGTGTAAGTCGGGGCTTGTGGAAAAGCTATGAAAACAGCAACGGCTGGAGGCACACCGAAACCGCCCCTGTAAGCCTAAAATCCACGCTACAATGATACTCTTATATAAGCCAAAATACAAGGACAAAGGGGACAAACTTTTAATTGCCCCTTATTTTTCGTCTTTGTTCTGCTGTGCAAGATACCTGTAGCACATCTTTTTAACGCTGTCCTCCGTTGTCCTCATACCTATATGCTCTGATACTTGATACCAAGTTAAGCCGTTAATAAAGCGGTATGTAAAAATCAGGCGTAGTAAGCTGTCCGGCAAGTCGTTTATATATCGCTCTAACTTGTTACGCTCAGTGAGGCACAACAACTGTTTCGCTTGAATAGTCATAGCACAGTCAGCACGTAAAGCCTTTTTGCGTGTTAGTATTTCTTGCAGCTCTACGATTCGCACAACAGCATTTTCAAGTTTATTACCGTATGGGGGGCTTTTAGGCATACCGTCATAGTTAGGCCCTGACGGTGAAGAAGCCTCAAACTCCAAACGGGCAAGATGTTCTTCGTCCTTTGCAATTTCAATATCGAGGTTGTCTAACCTCTGTTGATCTAATTCAATTTCTCTATTCAGCCAATAAAGCTGTGATAACTCTTTCACCGTCATAATGCGTTTGCTCCTTTACTTTTTGTATTCGCACCTTTAACGCCTCAAGCAAACAGTCTTGTACATCTGCTTTACCGTCTAAGGATTTAATAACATCTTCGTCTGTGCCGCCCTGTACTATCAAATGGTGAATAATAACCGGGTAAGGCTGCCCCTGCCTGTGCAAGCGTTTATTTGTTTGTTGATACAGTTCTAAGCTGTCAGTTAAGCCAAACCAAATTATGTGGTGTCCTCCGTCTTGCAAGTTAAGGCCGTAGCCACAGCTTGCAGGCTGCATAAGCAGTAAATCAGTGTTTCCGGCGTTCCACTCGTCCTCTTCTGCTTGACCTTCGTACACCTTCACCCTCAACTGTGTAGCACTCAACGCCTGCACCAGCCTGTCCTTATCGTGCTTGAAATTATAACAGATAATAGCGTGTTGCCCGTTAAGCTGCTCTACCGTTTCAAGCAGTGCTTCTATCTTGCAATCGTGTATGTGTATAACATTCTTATCTTCGTCATACACTGCACCATTGCAGAGCTGTAACAGCTTACCACGAAGAACAGCAGCACTACCGGCAGTAATAACCGTTTCATCATCAACAGCAAGCAGAGTATCACGCTCTAAGCGGTCATAGGCTTTTTGTGCGGCTGTATCAAGCTGTACAGGTATATCCTCATAAATTAAATCAGGTAACTGTAAATAGTCCTCTGCTTTCATACTGATACAAATATCACTGATAGCGTTGTAAATCGTATCGCTTGCCCCGTCCTTCGGTGCGTATGAAAATATCGTTGTTCGGCTTCGCTTATCAGGCACAAAATAGGCATCCCTATAAGCTGTAATTGTACGCCCCAAGCGTTTGCCGCTATCGAGTAAGTACACCTGCGCCCATAAGTCCATAAGGCTACGGGGGTTAGGCGTACCTGTAAGCTCCACGATACGACCAATGCGAGAACGCACAGCCTTTAGAGCCTTAAAGCGTTTCGCCTGATGATTTTTGAAGCTACTGCTTTCGTCTATGACAACCATATCAAACGGCCAACTGTTGCGGTAATAGTCTACAAGCCACTGCACATTTTCACGGTTAATCATATAAACATCAGCGTTTTGTTTCAATGCGTCAATGCGTTTCTGCTGAGAGCCAAGCACGGAGGCGAAGCGAAGCGAGTTAAGGTGATCCCACTTTGCCGCTTCTTTGCTCCACGTACTCTCAGCCACTTTCTTTGGTGCAATAATAAGCACCTTAGCAACACGCCAATATTCATACTTCAGCTTCTTAATTGCCGTCAAAGTAATAACCGTTTTGCCTAAGCCCATATCAAGAAATAAACCGATAGCAGAATCAGTAATAATTCTGTTAATGCAATATTCCTGATAGCTATGCGGTATAAATTCCTTCACTCCACAAAACCTCCTTGCACCTATTCAGTATAGCGTCAACATATTCCAGACTATCAACCGAGCCGTAAACCTCAAAGCCCAAATCTCTTAAAAGCTCCTGTACATACAACTGACGCACACGCTCTTTTTTACCGGGCTTTTTTAATTCAACAAATATCGCATTCGCACCCGGCAACAATATAATTCTATCGGGTACACCTGAGAAACCGGGGCTTTCAAATTTCAAGCATTTTGCTTTTTTACAAAGCGCTTTTACCCCCATGTGTAGCTTTCTCTCAATATCTTTTTCAAGCACTGTATAACCTCCTTTTGTAACATTTTTCGGATTTTTTTCTATAATATCCCCGTATGTGAGGCGTTAGGCGTTATATATACACCTAATCTCTCTATTTTTTATAGTCTATTAGAAATTTATGTTACATTGTTACAAAACGCTATAAACCTTGTATTTATGCAGTTTTTAAGCGTAACACTCACTGTAACACCGTTGTTACAATGTTACCGAAAAACGTAACACTTTTTCGTGTGTAACACTTGTTTGTTACGCCTATTTAACCCTTGCGGACAAAGCCTCTCTGCACATTGTAAGGTCCAAATCTAAGCACCGTTTCAGAACGCCTCCACCCCTGCATATTTGCAAGAACAGCGTTAATCTCTCTTGTGTCAAGTGGCTTCATATCACGCACATTACCGTTGAACAATTCACACCAAACCTCAATAGCGGATATTCTGTCACGGGCAACAAGCCGTACCGCCTGTCCGTCTTGTGCGTGTAACTGCCCAGCCCAAAAATCACGCCTGCGGTCAATCGTCCATTTCGCCCAATCGTCAGGTATCTGCCTTTCGGCAAACTCTTGAATAAGCCCCTCACGAACAGAAGCCTCTCTGTGTTCCTCTTGTTTCAGTTTAGCTTCTGCTTCTAATGCACCGGTCAAATAGAGTGCTTCACCTGTCTGCCAACGCATTTTAGCCTCAGCCCAAAGCTGATCTATCACCTCATCTGTTAAATCCGTCCAAACCCTTTTTTCGGGCTTGTTTTCGCCAACATCAACAGGCCAGAAACGGCGGTTGCCTGTTACGTCCTGCAAGAAGTCCATAGCATTTGTAGTGCCAAAGAACACACAGCAACGGGGTAACTCTTTCACGTGTCTGCCGTAAGCGGCTCTGTATCTGTCAACACGCAAAGATAAAAACTGTTTTATTCGGTCAACATCAGACTTACGGAACGCTTGCAGTTCTGCAACCTCTACAAGCCACACACCCTGTAAAAGCTCTGAAGCGTCCTTACCCTCAAAAGTCCTTATGCTATCGTTAAACCAACCTCTGCTCATTTTATCAAGCAGCGTTGATTTACCAATACCTTGAGGACCTGCAAGAATAAGCATAGTGTCATACTTACAGCCCGGCTGTTTAGCTCTTGCAATGGCAGCCGTAAAAGCCTTACGGCAAACAGCTCTGTTATAGGCAGTGTCCTTAGCTCCGAGGTAGTCTATAAAGAGCGTGTCAAGGCGTTGTACACCGTCCCAAGAGAGTTTGTCAATATAATTCTGTACCTCATTAAAAGCGTGTTGCGCTGCGTGTACATCAAGTGCTGAATCAATGTTGCCTCTGCTTGTAATGCCGTAATATTTTTCTAAATACCAATACAGCCCGTTGCTGTCGGTGTCAGACCACAAACGGCGGTTGCCGTCTTTCTGCCACGGTAAAGCGCCCAGAATTTCGCCACGGTTAGCGAACAGGTTAAGAGCAAATTTATCTTTAAGCAGTGGATCACCGTTAAAGATAATCAGAATATTATCAATAATACCTTTGATAGCTCCATTCTGATTACGCTGTAATTTCTCAGCCCATTCGCCGTTATCGTCCTCTGCGTTAGTATCTGTCTGTAAGCCCTCAAAGTCTTGTACAGCTTGCTCACGCTGTTCACGGTTGAGTGTCGCAATAGTAGCCTTATCAGCAAGAGCCAGCTTACACATTTCAACATACGAAGGCAATTTATTTGCCGGGGTAGTGTCGGGGCTGTCAATATCTTTGTCCCCAAACTTGTGTAGCCTCACAAGGTCAAACGCATTTACAAGCCTACCGCCGCACGGATCAGTAGCGTGGTGCGAAAACAGGAATTTGCCGTTGTCATAAACAACAGCACCGCCGGTTGTAGAGCCGCCGAGATATGTATAACGGTTTTCGTCATTGTCAACCGTTTCATATATGTTAGGCAGAAAAGCGTCCATAGCTGTGAATATATCGTATGTGCGGCAAAAAGCACCGACAACGCCTGACTTAGTGAGGGGATCACCCTGCTTCATAGCCAGCTTCGCATATCTTGTAGCGTTAGGTACTTGAGGCCAGCTCATAAAATCGTGCCAGTCTTTATATGTACTCAGCAGGAAGTCAGCCGAGATAAAAGGTGCATCCTTTGTCTTGTAAACAAATTCGCTGTCAGAGCAACAGGACGGCCAATACATAAGACGGCACACTTCAAATGTAGTAGGGTCAGCCATACTGATACCGATTGACAAAGCAATACGGCGAGCGCAAGGCTCGTATTCGTCAGGCGTAACAGTACGGTCAAACGGGATAATTACACGTAATCGAGGCGTACCCGGCGTGTGCTTACGGGTAGAGTAGATACAATAGCTGCAACGCAATGCCTCTACCTTCTCTACAACCGCCTCAGTCTGCCAGCCGGGAACATTATCAAAATCAAGGGTAATTATATCCCTACCTGCGATATTGTTAGCCTTACGGCGAGGGCTGAGCAGAGAGCCACCCACAAAACCGCCTACGTCTTTCAAGGTGTCCTGCTGTGCCTTTTTCATTTTCATATAATCGGCAAGCGTTTCTGTACCTCTTGTGGGATTCTTTAATTTTTCGTACAGTTCTGATACTGTAAGTGTTGTCTGTTTCCAGACTAAATCTTTTCGGCTGTTACCAACCGATATAGTTATTTTTCTATCGTGTTTCATAACGCCCTCCGTGTAGCTCTACTCTGTTGTTATATGCAGTATTCTTTCAGAGAGCCTGTACAGCTTGTCTGCCTTTATGCTGTCAACCTCAGCTCTGTTTTGAAAGATAAGTTTTAACTGCTCAAGCATAATTTCAACGTCTGCCATTTCTTCAGAAATATGCGATATGTTACTTTCGCCTCTGAAATGCTTAGATAACTCTTTTATCAGCTCAGACATTTCTTCCATAGCCATAATGAGCTGAGAGGATTTACCGTAGGTATCAACCGCCGCCTGATAGGTGTTTCGTCTGAGAGGTTTAAGGGCGGTGTCAAGTTTTTTGCGTAAGTATGCGTTTTCCTCGTCAAACTGCTTGCACCTATACTCTAATTCCGTGCATTTGCACATAATTTCTTCCTTAGTCATTTGAAAGTCCTCCCGGTTTTAGTGTCTTTTATTTCAACACGGTTAAGCAGCTCAAAGCCACTTTCCGCAATTATGTACTTGATAATCTTTATGAGGAAATTAACTTTTTTCTCAAGGGCTGTTTCCTCAGCAATAATATCTTTTAAGCCCTCATACGCTGTTGGATCGGAATAACCCTCAGCGTTTCTTTTGAAATTCGCCATAGCCACTACCTCAATAACTTACTTCGAGTACGGCAGTAGGGTACTCTTCACAGTTCTTGCGGATAGCGTCAAGAAATTCAATAGTGCTTTCAACTGTACCCAAGCCGTTAGAAGGCTCAAACTGTCTGTATTCTTGACTGTGACTGCGAAGCAGCTTAACGCCCTTGTCTATTGCCGGTAACAGCTCTGAGCATTTCATACCGTCCCACTTAGAGGGATAAGAGCCGCATACTTCTTTAATCATAGCGCCAGTGTTAGAAGTATGATTTATCCATTCAGCACCAACATAAACCCACTGATCTATGCCCTCTAATTTAGCCTTAAAACTTACGTCATAGCTCATTACTTGCACCTCTCTCTTTCGTAACAATCCTTCAAGTTTTTAATGTTTCTACAGCAACAAGTACAACGCCGATAACGGTGTTCGGCACGCCACCTACAACCTTCACAATCTTCTGTTGTTTTTCTGTTCTGAAGGAAGAATTTACAGGTTTCTGCTGTGTTCGTAGAGTTGTAATATCGTGGAACACAGTGTGGCCTGCCGGGCGGCATAAGTTGACAAACAACATTGTGAATACAATCACTACATTTCATTCGTTATCCTCCTTATTCCATTCGGCAACATCAACGCCGATTTCCTTTAATTTGTAGTCTGCAAGCCAAGCACCCTCACTGGGCATTTGGTAATATTCAATCAGCTTATCGTGTTCAGTCTTGAAGGCTTCCCAAAACTTACGTAATCGCTTTTTGCCAAAGCCTAAGTGCGTGTGTAGCGTGTACAGCACCATAGCGTCAAAATCATTTGTATATTTACGGTCAGCTTCTATGAGCTGCCGGTTTATTTCCTCGTTCATAGCCTTGCGTTCTTTTGCTGTAGGCTGCCAGCGTGTCCGTGCTTTCATAGGTCAACCCCCTAAAAGCCTATTTTGTGCTGTGTGGGGAGTGACACCTCATCTAAGAAGCGTTTATACACCGTAGAGCATTTGTCGCACAAATGCTCTTTACCTAATTTGTTCCAGCCGTCCGGCAAAGTCTTATAATGTTCTGAAGGCGATAGCATAATGGCAGGTAAAGCTACTTTTCCGCAATGATCGCACATATAAACTTTTTTGAATCTGTACATTACGCTTCCTCCAATTCACCAAAGAGCATACTGTACAAGGTGTAATTATTTCGCTTAGCAAGCTCTTTTACCTCATCCTCGGTAATGGCTTCGCCAACAATTCGGAAACAGTCATCTTCGTGTACAATTAGGTATCTCTTTTTTGCAGAACAGTACAAATCACAATCGTATGTACGGCCTGCGTTTTCGCCGTAAAGACTTCTCATTACAACACCTGTGAATTTGTACCATTTACCAACCTTGCCTAAATGCTCCATTTTGTTTGTGTCATAGACTAAATCGTTTATAACAAATCGTGCCATACTGACAGCCTCCTTAATTTATCCATTTAATAACGGTATCGCCTGTGTAGCCTTTTTGCCATACATACCACGCATAGCAAATAGCGTTTGACTTAGCGTATCTTTCAAAATCACCGTTCATTGCACACTTTAGCCTTGCTGAGCTGACATATATTGTTTTTGGTGGGTATTTCCTGAACAGTTTTCTACGGGCTTTGCCCTCTAAAAACTGTATCTTCAGAAACATTGCTACTTTGCAGCCGTCAGCAGATATATCTAATGCGTGTTCAACGAACGCCTGAGCTTTAGAGTAGGGGGGATTCGTAATAATATCAAATCCGGCAACGGGGGGGGCAACAGTAGTTAGAAAGTCTTGTTGTATGCCATAGCCTCTATCTATCAAATCTGTTGCATACACCTGATACCCTGCGTTTTCAAACTCCTTAGCAAGATGCCCTTCGCCACAAGCGCACTCCCAAATCAGAGGGGAAAATTTTTCAACCTCCATAAGCAGGCGCGCTGCTTTCGGCTCAGTGGCGTAATAATCGTTTGTTTCACGCTCATTTTGTGCGTAATTCCTTGCACCCAAAATAGCGTGTGCTGATCGGCTGTTACCCGTCCAATCTTTGTTTTCCATAGGTTTAACCTCCCATTAGTGGTCTACGCCAATAAAGGTGAGAACCTCGTCAAGCCCTAAACCTCCCTCGGACATCGGTTTCATACAGTAATGATATATCGCTGGGTGAGTTTCTTTCAGTTGTTGAAAACGGTTAGGTGCTTTTTCCCGGTGACATCCGAACATACAGAAAATACAGCCTGTTCTTTTGCACCCAGAAGTATATAACCTGCCTTTTTTGTCCTCTTTGATCTCGCCATAAACAGAGCAGAATTTAACAGCGTATTCTTTGATATATTGCAAAACATCCTGTTCCGTCCAAAATGAAATCGGCTGAGATAGCGGTCGCTCTTTATCAAAAGCGTTGCAGCCGTGGAGCATCCAATCAGTTTTTCTCGTCCTGCTTTCACACGCCATTGTTGCCACAATTCCGTATGCGCCGGTTTCTTTTTCATATTTTTTGAACGGTGTTTTTTTCATAACATTGCAGCACTGATTTCCTACTGGGATGCTGCTGTCTTTCAAAAAAGTCCATTTTGATAAAGAAAATTGTCCTTTATACTTTTGATTATAGGCGCTTGTATCATCAAATTTTGTAGCCGCTCTCGAAGCAGGGTTTCTTCTCGCCTCATATATATATATATATATATATATATATATATTTTGGGCAACCTCTTTGCTAATAACCGGGTAGCCATATTTTTGAATAACTTGCTTAAAATTCATCATCGGTTTTAGCCATGTTACATTATCAAAAGTTTTTACGAACTCTCTGATTTCGGGATATTCAAGCCCCGTATCGCAAAACACAGCAGGAATGTCCGGGTATATCTGTCTCGCAATATGGAGCAATACTGTGCTGTCCTTTCCTCCCGAAAACGATATGTAAACATTGCCGTCAAAAGCATCGTACCATTGCCGTATGCGCATCTGTGTCATTTTGATCTTTACCCCAAGTGGCAAAGACTGCATTTGTTGAAGATCCCCCTTAAAATGTTTCATTTTAACTCACCCTCACAAATCTTAATAATATTATGAATCCCTCTAAGGTTTTGATAGCCCATTATTTTACCTGTGCCAGCCCAAAACTGTATCAATGCGTCATCTGATTTACGGCGGCAATGAAAATGACCTGTCTGCTCATTTTTAACCACATACTCTATGTTGTGCTTTTCAAGCTGCTCAATAGCGTATGCAATACGATCTGGATTCTTAGCAACTCGCTGTTTGTGAATAGCTTTGTATACTTCACCGATACCTGCCATATCACCCATTTTTGCATACCTCTCTCATACAGTTGTCACAGCACTGCGTACCTTCAGGAACGGAAGCACCGCACACAACACAAGTGTTTTCGTTGTTATTAGCCGGCTTTGTGTCCGTTTGCTGTGTAGCAATCTCACCGGCACAAGCGGCGTACCCTGCAAGGTCAACAAAACTGTCAGGGCTTGAGCCTGTTGCTATTCGTGCAACTTTGAGCTGTGACATCATAACAGCAACATCTTTAGCCGTTATACCGTTGATAGGAAACACTTTTTTAAGCTCAGGGTGAGCTGCACGAAGGTATACGCCCCACAATAAGCCTATTGTTGCAAAGTTATCTTCAGGTGTGCCGTAGTCTTGCTCACGCTGACCGCAAACGCACTTTTTAGCCTCAGCTAATATCTCTGCTCTATTCATCTTCCATATCCTCCAAATCGCCAAACATTCCTATTTTTTGTGCAAATTCTATAATACCAAGTATCAGAGTTTCAACCTCTTCGCCGCTGATATGTACAAGGTTAAAGGTCAGTGTATCAGTACCTTCAAGCTCGTTGCGAGAAACAGCACCTATAAACCCTTTGCTTATTTCACGCTGCGTACCGTCATCATAAGTTAGTGTAATTTTCTCAACACTCTTTTCGTTATCAGCCATTGTGTGCCTCCTTAAAGCATTTTTAGAGCTACTAATAGTAGCACAGCAGCAACAGTGCCGCCTGTAACGCACAGATAGCCCTGTTTTTCTGTTTTTGTACCCAAAGCCATAAGATAGAAAAATATACTTGAAATTAACATAGTAATTTCAAATGCAATCGTCATAATGCATCACTCCTTATCGGGAAAATGTTTTTTAGTAACGGCTATCGGAAATTCCTCAATTTCTGAAGCCCATAAGCAAGAGCCTGTACCGTTGAGCGTTTCCCATATCAGCGGAAAACCGCCTATGCCGTCAAACAAACTTGCCATAGTGTTTTCAGCACCGCAACAAAGCGAAAGTTTTGATAGCACATAAAACCACGGTGGAAGTGCAATACTGTTGCCAAGTGCCTTATACCTGTTAGAATCGGTTGCCTTTTTATTTTTACCCTTGCTGTCTATGTATTCGCCCATATCCGTCCACCCGTCAGGGAAACCCTGCAAGCGCTCGCACTCAAGTGGAGTAAGCCGTCTGACAACATAATTTAACTGATTCGTATTTTCAGCTATCAAGTTTTCGCTACCCCCCCCGTAAGAGCCGCCTGAAGATTTAATCGTAGCGGCTTTATCATCATTTAAGTATTTATCATAAGCTGCCTGCGAATAGCAGTTTTTCATTTTTCGTGTGCCTCCTTTTCTTTGTAGCATACAATTTGAGGTTGCTTATAATCCCTTGCCATAAGCGTAGAGCATTTGCCTTTATCGACCTGCATATAGCTTCCGCAAGTAGATGTGTATATCATTTCTGCTCCAAGATTAGTGGCGTGTTGCCCCCCCTGTACCCATACGGCTACTAAGAGTTTGAACAATGTTATCTTCTGATAGCTTAACTCTGCTGTCGTTAGGGTGATTTTCAACAGCCATAACAACGCTTGCGTCGTGCTGACTGGCTGAAAGTGTTGGTGCTTTTTCTTCCTCAAAGCCGATACCGCCAGCTTTACAACCCATATTGTACTTAAAGCCTGATACTGCTGTCGCAGTTAAACATAGTCTGCCTTTTATATCGGATTCGTGTTTTGGTGCGCCTGCCCCAGCTCTTAAAGTACTTGCCACATCATCAAGCGGAACGCTTGAGGGATAGGCTGTTGCCGGTCTGTCAACAGTGTTGAGCGTGTAGCTCACATCTTCAGTCCAGCCTTTACCGTTACAGCCTGCGGTATCAGCCCTATCAATGCAATTACCTTGTATGCAATAAGTGGGTTGAAATAGCGTCTGATCGTTATTACAAGCAAGAGTAGCAGATTTATCGTCTTGCACCAAAGCACCTTTACCACCACCTTCACAGCCACTACGAATTTTAAGGGTTTTTGCTGTTAAGCCCCCCCGAAGCCTGTTTCTCTAACGCCTCTCTGAGTATCGGCGGTAGCTCTTTCCCACGGCGTTCTGCCCTGCGGATAATACCCTGACACGCCTTCTCGCTCAAAGAGTATTTCGGGTGCGGTGAGGCCTCCAAAATCTGCGACAAGTGCGATTCTGCGTCTACGCTGGGGTACTCCCCAAAACTGAGCATCAAGTACTCTCCAAGCGACGCTCCATTGTCCTCCCATATCGGTAAGGCATCCTGCTGTAGGCCATCCGTTTTTAGGCATAGGAACAACGGGGGCTTCTTTGCAGACAACACGGATCGTTTCTTGCAGGACTGCTCCGAAGTCTGCGCCTTTGTTTGAGCTGAACGCTCCGGGGACATTTTCCCACACCATAAAGCGTGGTCTGATTTCTTTTCCTGTTCTACCTCTGTCTGCATCTGCAACCCTCATTTCCTTAATTATTCTTAGCTGTTCCATAAACAAGCCTGAGCGTTCACCTGCAAGCCCAGCCCTCTTACCTGCAACAGATAAGTCCTGACAGGGGCTACCGCCTATAATTACATTTACGGGCGGTACAGCATCCCCATTTATTTTTGTAATATCGCCTAAGTGTTTCATTTTGAATTACTCTAATCTAACGCTTGTCCGCAGTTATAGCAAAAAGCATAATCATCATAATCCACTTCGTATTTGCGTTCACAGCAAGGACATATCCAAGTGTCATATATTAGTTCGCCGTTTTCACCATATCCGTCACCCTCATAATCAGGCTTTTTCGGTATCTGCTTTTTAAGTGCCGTATCTAACGACTCGGCGTGTTCGTTTACTTCGTCCATATCGCATTTTGATAGATCGCCGCCGCCAAAAGGATATTCAAACCCGTTGCTAAATGCGGAACGAATTTTTATAGCTTCTTGTTCTGTCATACTGTTACCTCAATATCATCAAACACAACAGGCAGTTTTTTTTGTAAAGTGCGAAGCAACGGTGTAGCTATCTCACGCATTTGCGGATGAGCGGCAGAGGCGCAACGCAGCTTGAAAAAGTGCCTCCACTCTCTGAGGTTAGCCGTCATAACAACCTCAGTTTTAAGGCTGTTCGGTAATACAGCTCTTGCCTCTTGAGGTGTACAGCCCCAATCTAAGAGTTTGAAATATGCTATCTCAGCAATTTCACACGCTTCTTGCCAAGCACTGTAAGCGTCTGTATACTGTTCAAGGTACAGAGGCTCTATGACGGTTATTTCGCTGTTAAATTGTTCATTTCCGTAGTTACAGTAGCGTGTACTTTCCTGACAGTAGGACGCTAATCTGTGCCTTACAATTTCGTGTGATACGCCCCTATCACAAATAAAGCGTACCGTTATGCTGAAATGTTCAAGCACTGCTTCGTGTCCTCTACGGATAATAGCCTTTACAAATCCGTAACAGGAATCGGGTGTAGCTCTATCCTCAGACTTGTAGCAAGTCCTACCGCAAGCCTCAAGGTGCTTCAGAATAGTATCACTGTCAATCGGCGTAAGTATTTCAAATCCCGGTGTTACAATATTCATTTGCGTGTCCTCCCATTGTCAGCAGTTATGTACAGTGCAATAAATAGTACTGCAAGCAGATAGCCGATATACAGGAACATCCAATACCACGAAAAGATAACGGACAGTACAACGGGAATCGCAAGTGTGCCGATAACAATAACGGCGATAGAGAGAATGGCAATAATAGCGATTGCCAAGTTAAGCATTTTGCTGTAATTAAATTTCATAGTGTGTGCCTCCTATGTATTTCACTTAATGTGTTCTGAGTGGCCCCACAAAGGGGGCCTGATCTCAGCCGATTATTAGATTAAAAAGAGAAGCCGAACGCAACGCCAGTACTGTGGTAGGCGTAGTAGTTGGTGCTGGTGCCGTAGTTGCCGACATTGCAAAAGGGCGTAGTGTAGCTGGCAAAAGGTGAACGAAGCCACCAAAACCAAGTACCGTTATCGCCGCACTCTTTGACACGGCTTCTTTCTGTGGTAAAAATGTCAAGCTGCGTATCGTCCGGCTCTTTGTCCGTCCAAGCGCCTTTACCGAACACCTGAGTTTTAGAGAGCAGGAAGATTTTATCTTCACACTCAACATCTTTGCCACCTAACACCTGCTTAATGGTGGTAGGCTCAATAACAGACTGTAAATCGTCAGGCAAGAGGTTGAAAATAATATCATTAAGGAAACGGCGCATTTCACAGTCTTTCCAACCACCGGCATTTGTGTTTTTCTTGTTCATCACGTGTTCGTCAAACAGGCAGTTATCAAGCACCATATAGCCGTTTCCGTTTTCATCACGGTGTATACAAGCTCAATTTCTTCGCCCGATTTCAACGTAACAGGGATTTTATCACCGCTATTGAGTCCGAGTTTCCCAGCTTTCAAAGTAGCCCAAGAATCAAATGTAATTGTAGAGTTTCTTTTTACTTCCAACATAAAGATTACCTCCTAATCTTTCTTAAAGAATGTTCCTACCCAACCGTCAGCACCGAGAGGCAAGCCCTCAGCCCACGGGATAGGCGTTGCCATAATAGCAACAACAGTGTTTAACATAGTTTCGTTATCAGCGAAGGGTGCAACATCTATCACCACCTCATCGTGAACGTGGAACACAACAGGTAAGCCTGCTTCTTCCAAATGTTCTATTGCCTGAGCCAAACAATCACGGGCAATAGCTTGTACGCAATTCTCTACGAGCTTACCGCCGTAGGTTTCAATGCGTTTCCATTTTTTTGTTGTCTGATCCATACCCATATATGAGATAGAGGGATTGCCCCACCTGTTCTCACCGATAGCAGGATCAATATAATATAGCTTTCTGCCGGACGGTAAGAGGATTGATAAGCACGATACGCCTTGTGCGTAGTCGTATTCTCTTGCTAAGATACAACCTTTCACATTAACAGAGCCACCGTTGTTGATAACCTGTGTAGCCGCCCCGTCAAACGCATACCATAAATCCCTTATTTTGCTGTTAGCGTCACGCCAACGGTTTACTATTTCGGGTAATTCCTCTTCGGGTATCCCCATATCTAAAGCACCCATAGCGATTAAAGCGCCTGAGCTGCCTTGATAGCCTAACGCCAGCTCTGCAACCTTGCCTTTCTGTCTTAAATGCCCGTTTTCGCCGCCTTTTTCAACAGGAACACCGAACATCTGAGAAGCTGAAGCACAGTAAATATCGCCACCGTTGCGGAATACATCAAGCCGCCATTCTTGACCAGCAAGCCAAGAGATTACACGAGCCTCAATAGCCGAAAAGTCAGCGTCTATAAGCACGTGTCCTTCAGGGGCTATAAACGCCGTCCTGATAAGCTGAGATAAAGTGTCATTCACCGAGCCATACACTACCTTTAAGCTATCAAGTTTTCTGCTTTTTACAAGTTGCCTTGCAAGCTCTAACGGCTCTGTGTAGGTGCGAGGTAAGTTCTGCACTTGCACAAGCCTGCCAGCCCAACGCCCTGTACGGTTAGCACCGTAATACTGCAAAAGTCCTCTAACTCTACCGTCAGGGCATACGCACTCAGCGATAGCGTCATATTTCTTTGTAGAGGTCTTTCCAAGCTCTTGACGAATTTCAAGCATACGGTTTACAGTGTCGCTGTTTTCCTCACAGTCAAGCAGCTTGCTTACTGTATCTTTTCTGAGGTTTGTAATTTCCTTACCCGTTTCTTCTTCAAGCCACCGTCCGAGCTGCTTAACGCTGTTAGGGTTATACAAGCCCGATAAGCCGATAGCTTCTTCTGTGAGCGTAGAGCGTACCGTTTCGCCAAGCTCTAACGCCCCGTGTACAAAGTTCATATCAACCGCAACGCCTCTGTCATTGATAATCAGGTCTGTTTCCCATTGTTTCTGTACAAAGTCAGGAACAGGGAACGCTGAGAGCCGTCTATCAATTTCCATTTCGGTCACAACATCTTGCAAGCAGTATTCTTTAAAAAGTTGCCACTTGTCAGGATCGTGGTGCGGATAGTTGCGAGTTCTGCCGCCGTTTACCTTAGAGGGCTTGCAGGGAATACAGAAATAGCGTATAAGGGCTTTACCTGTGTTGAGCTTCTGTTTATCTGCCGGAAGTCCTAATGCTTGTCCTGTAGCCTCCAAGCCTGCCGTATAGCCACAATACAATCCGTGCAGCATAGTGTCACGCCATTGTGAAGGCGGCATTTTTGTATTGAGATACTTATTTAAGCAACCCCACTCAAACGGTGCATTGTAAGCGTGTTTGATGTACTCAGGACTGGTTAAGGCGCTCCTAAGCCATTCGGGTAATGTTTCGCCCTGTGCAAAGTCGATTATTTCAGGCTCTTGTCCGTCAAGGCTGTACGCAAACAGCAATATTTCAAAGTCTGGACTTCGTATGTACGCTTGCGCCCCGGCTTTTTTAATAGGCACACTTGAATAAGTTTCAAGGTCTATTGATAGATGATGAGCCATAGCTACCTCCTTTTGAAAAGCCTCTTGAGGCAGCGCCGGACAGAGTATTTAACTATGTACCAGCACTGCTCAAGATAGCCTGCCTTGCGATAGCCCACATTACATCAGCTGACCTGTTACCGGGTTAATTCTTGGTTGTCCCTGTGTAGCGGTAGTAGGCGCAACAGCCTGTCCTACCCCTGCAAAGTCTGAAGCTGCGGATGCACCGCCGGACAACGGCTCACCGTCACGGGTTTTCATAACATTGCCAAGTCCACAGCCAACACCCTTGTTACCACTGTTGCTGTAGCCGTAGAAGCGGATAGTAACACGAGCATACATACCACTGTAAATGTCAGTAGGTGCAAGCTCACAGTTGATGTTGTCAGCACCAACGACCTGTGGTTTTGTCTTAGTGCTTGCCGTCATTACCCAGTGTCCCTTACACTCGTCACCGAAAGGAACGCCCGAAGGTCTAACGCCGTCACCGTCGTGGATAACAGGCTTGAGGTACGGAGGACGAACGCCGCCCCAAGTCTTAGCTACAGCCTCCTGAGCCGCCGCTTCCATAGCAGCGTCAATGTTAGCTTTAGTAGCTGTGTCGGTTTTCGGGATAAGCAGCGTAACGCTGTACTTAGGTTCGCCTCCCTGCTGAGCAGCACGAGGGGTTACGAGGTTGCAATATGACAGGCGTACTTCGCCGGTCAAAACTTTCAACGGATCATTCTGATACATAATTCTCAATCTCCTTAAATATAAATTTTCAATCCAAGCTCTTACGAGCTTATATGCTTGCTTTTGACCTCTTCAAAGGTCTTTTGGACTTTTATAAAGCGTTCATACGCTCTCTTTGATTTCTTTACCGCATTAAGCAGCTTTTTGTTGTTACGCTCTATCAGACGCTTTTCCTTGTCGGGCATAAACCAATCATCAGTGGTTTTATACCCGTCCGTGTAGCTCTTGCTTGCTTCGTGCCATTCGGATTTTGCATTATCTGTGCAAGTCTGTATAGCAAGTTCTGTCTGTTTGATAGCTTCAATATTACGCCAGCTTTCGCCAAGCATAAGGGTAAAGAGCTTTTTAATGTTGCCGATAGAAATGTCTGTAAGAGCTTTCGGGTAATTAAGCTCTACGTGGCATTTGTTGTTATCAAAGCTGACAACGAGGGTAACATTATTCATTTTCAACGCCTACCAATCTATAGTTAGGGCTTGAACATTTACCTGAACCTTTTGTGTACGGCTTTATAAAAACTTCTTTCCCGGATTTATACCGCCGGTAATGACCTCTTACACTCCAAGCTTCTGCGTGTCTTTCATAGTGCTTCTTTGTGACAGGATCAAAAAGGTATTGATATTTCAATCCTCCAGACAGACAAATAATTGGTGATGAATGGTGTATATGTGCCTTTTTTGCTACAATCGAAGGTTTATCTTCCTCAAGAGATTGTAATTTTATTATTCGTTTTTTACTTTTGAGTCCCTCCCTCTGTATTCTGTCATTTAGCAAAATAAGTTTTGAAACATAGTGCCAGAGAACAGAATCGTCTCCTTCTCCCTGATAATCTCTTCTTATCTGTTCAAATTTTTTAAATGTATAATCGTTAAGAGGCTCGATAAGTATAGCGTCGCGCCCTATGCAAACGAAAAACATACAAAGTTGTTCGTGCAGAATATAGCCGTTCCGCTTTGCATACTCAGCGCCATTTTCGTCAATATGAACATACATAAAACCGCTTTTTCCTAAAAAAAGAAGAGTTTTTGCTTATAAAGGGAATGTCGGAGTAATCAACCAATGCGAAGTGAAACGCATCCTTGCCTTCAACCATAACTTTGCCGGACTCAAAAGCGTATTCACCGTTTATATACATTTGTGTATTGTTTGTTAAATATTCCCAATGTACAGCTCTATTTAACAAATCAGACACATCAGTAATCATTGATTGTGGAATATCAATAATGTTACGCATCGGCAACACCTCCAAAATCAGCAACAGCAGAATTGTAGACAGGTCTTTTATCCTCAGCAGGTGCAAGTGTAAGCTTGCCTTGCGGCTTAACAACCTGATCCGCTAACAGCTCTGCAAATTGCTTTTTGCCAAGCATTTTTTCAAGCTCTGATAGGCTCTTAGCTTTACGGTCATAAATAAGTGCTTCTTCAACACCGTTGTTAATAAGAGTGCTGATAGCTTCGTCAGTGTCCTTAAAGGCTCTGGTACTACGACCTTCAACAACTTTCCAGCCCGGTACATCTTTACCTGCAAGCAGTGCTTCAAGTGCGTAAGCCTGCAAATCTGTGTACCACTGCACAAGTGTTTTGCCTCTTTCAAGCAGCACACCGATTTCAGCGTCAGACAAAACAGGCGGTAAGCCTATAACTTTTCGAGCTTCGGAGCTGAGGTTTTGCTGTTCGGGCGAAACCTTGCCAACAGGAACACAATCCTTAAAATCTTCAAGTGCTGTGTTCTGTTCGGCTCTTGCTCTGCACTGTGCCTTTCCTTTGCAGAATCGGCAATGCTCGCCGGGAACGAAAACACCCGGACCGTTAAACGCTTCGTTCGCAAGAGGTTTAATACTTTCACCCCAAGAGTAAAGCTGTTCTACCGTAAGTGTTTCTTCGCTTGCCGTTTCGGACAAACGGGGCTGACAAATACCCATAGATACATTTTTGATAGAATCGCCGTAAATAGGCTTAAAGAGCTTCAAAGCACCTAAAGCATATAATCGCATTTGCGGATTTCCTACGGCTGTTACGGGTACACCCTTACCGTGTTTATAATCGGTAATATGTAATGTGTCACCGCCGATCATCACACAGTCGCAAGTACCGAAGCCTTCAGGTACATAGTCTGAAAAATCAACTGTGATTTCCTGCGTAACATACGGCTTACTGCTGAAGCCTAATGCTTTTTCTTTGAGATACTGCACATAAGCCTCGGCCGTGTGTAGCATTTCATCTGAATATCTTTCTTTCGCCTGCAACTTTTTCAACTCAGCGTTAAATTTGCGTTTTGTAACCGTAGTAAAGTACTGACGTGCATAGAGTTCACAAATGCTGTGTGCAAGTGTTCCTTCCTCCGCATATTCGCTTGTCCCTGACGGAAATTGCTCTTCAAAACGGGGAGCTGCCGTACACTCAAGCCAACGGTGAGCTGATGATGCACTAAGCAGGGCGTGTTTAATAGGTGTCGGCATAATTAGTACCTCCTATTAAAGATTTGCGCCAAGAGCCTTCAAGTCAACAGCGATAGCCGCATAATGTTCTTTATCAAGCTCAACGATAGACTGAACGCCGTACTTAGCAAGCAAGTCGATAAGATCAGCCATTTTACCTTGTTCACAGAGAGCTGCACCGGCATTACTCAATTCCTCTTTCGTGTAAGTTTTAACAGGCTGCTCAGAAGGGGATGCAGTATTCACAGAGGAAATTTCCACAGTCGGAGCAGTTTTCGGAACAGCCGTAGTAGGGTTTGTCATAGGTGCTGTTGCGATAACGCTGTTATCGGGTACGGTTGCTTGCTGAACAGGTGTAGTGCTTACAAACGCAGCAGGCGCATTCGGTGTAGCCTTTGCTTCAACAGGCGTTGTATTGTTGGTTGTAATAGGGCGGTTAGAAATAGCCGCCGCAAGGTTGTTAATTGCCTCCGAAAGTTCGGGTGCGGCAATAATTACTTTTACTTCAATCATTGATAATTGCCTCCTGATTATCATTTAATATTTGTTGCCATTTGTCTTGTGTGTTTGTTACTTTTCGTGAATAGCTGCTTGTAAGACAGCCCTGCTCCCAAAGGCAGGATGCGCCATACTCACCGCAGTTATAGGCCATAAGAGCTTTGTGTGTATCGCCGTACTTGTTAAGAAGCTCACCAAGCATAAAGACACCGGCAACAATATTGCCTTCATACTGTGTAGGCTCTATTCCAAGTTCACGAAATCGAGCATAATTGACAGGGTTTATCTGCATCAAGCCCCAACAAGTACCACTGTCAGCCTCTAAGTCAAAACTGCTCTCACATTCTGCAACTGCAAGAGCAAGCGTGTACGATACGCCATACTCTAAACAGGCCTGTTGCATTACAAGCTGTAAATAATCGGGTAAAGGGATATTCTGATTGCAAATCAATAGTGGCTCTTCGCTAATATCAGTGTCAGGTATTTTTTCTGCCTCAACTGCTTTAACACTTCTTGATACTGTCGCCTTAGAAGTAGCAGTCGGCTTTGAAATATCCTCTAAGTTATCCTCTGATACAGATATTGTGCTGAATGTTATTAGTACAACAGCCGTTGCAACCGCCACAGTCGCAAACAGGTATCTATGTTTCCTTTTTCGCAGATGAATCCACCTCCTTCTTGCGTTCTTTTTGCCAAGCCTTAAAATCTCTCTCAGCCGTAGGGCTGTTAAAAGACTTTTTCATATCCGCGCAAAAAACACGTGAGAGGTTTCTCATGTCTACTGTGGGGATCTTCTGACAATCAATTTTGACGTTCGGCATACTCATATCCTCCTTTAGTTTTTAGCTATTGGAAGGCACGGTACGGTTACGGCGTTCAAATTCTGCAAGGTCCTCAGCAGTGATACGATATTGCTTACCAATTTTTACAGCCGGAAGTTTTTGCAGCTTAATCCAGTCATACACAGTGATGATTTTTACACTGTATCTTTCTGCGATTTCTTCACAACTATAAAACTTTTCCAAATTAAATACCTCCTTATACTTGACTTTTGTTCGGTTTGGTGCTATAATCAAGAGTGCCAACAACTTAACTACAGCACTTAACCGCCTTGTGAAAACCGATAAGCATAGGGGGCTTATTTTTCTATGCTATTCTGTTCGGTTTAGTTAAGTATATCACAGTTCGGTTAGGTTGTCAAGTGGTTTTGATGAAAAAGTTAGGTTCAGTTCGGAATATTTTTTTTAGGAGGTCCATTTACTATGACTTTTTACGAAAAACTACAGGAGCTGTGTGACAGAGAAGGGATTTCAATATCTAATTTAGGCTCTGTTGTTCCGGGGTTAAAAATATCAAAGGCTTCAATCACTGGTTGGAAGGCTGGATCAAAACCAAGACCTGAAAAGTTAAAAGCTCTCGCTGAATATTTCAATGTCAGTATCGAATATTTAATTGATGAAAGTGCAAAACCTATGCAAACAGTAAATGATAACCACGGAATAATCGGTAATACTCACGCACCTGTAACGATAATCAACGATTCAGAACATCATTTATCAGAACAGGCTATAGAGTTGTTAGGTATTTTTGACGGCCTAAGCATTATCGATCAAGCCAAATTACTTGTATATGCTAATGAGCTGAAAGAGGCTAACAAATGACAGGTCACGAATATGAATACTTCGTAGCTGAATACCTACGACAACACGGCTACTCAATGGTTGAGGTTACAAAAGGCTCAGGCGATTACGGCGTTGATGTTATAGCACGCAAGAACGGTCATAAATATGCCGTACAATGCAAGTATTACACTTCATCTGTGAGCCTTGATGCAGTACAAGAGGCTATGGCTGGAATGGCAGTATATGGCTGTGACAGAGCTATGGTGGTAACAAACAGCGATTACACCAAAGCCGCAAAGACGCTCGCAAATGCTAACAAAGTTATCCTTCTGTCAGGAATAAAGGCAAAATCAAAACCGCTTCAAAAATATTCCTTATTTTCACGAATCAGGCTAAAAATCTCTGATCGCATAGCAGATAAACAAATAGACAAAGTTGTAAAACCGGGAAAGCCAAAAAAGTTTTTCACGGTTACAGGGCAAGTTGAAAAAGGACATAAGTACAAACAAACCGGAGGACACTACGAAACATTGCACAATTCGGTAATAACGGGATTGCCCCATAAATTCACAGTCATAGGAAACAGCTATGATATTGATAAAATTGATGATGTTAGGAATTTTCCTCTTAATTTTTCACCATTCTACATTAACGGCACGAAATACTTTTTCAATGATTATTTCAGGCTATGTGCTAAATTTTATCGCAATGAAGGGTATGCAGAGCTTGCAAATGCACTTGAAACTAAAGCCGCCGAGATAGAAACTGCTCCACTATTCGGGTCGTATGTAAAAGAAAACAGTAAAACTGTGATAGAACCACCAAAACCGATAAAATAAAAAAAAAGCCCCTGCTGTGTAGCAGAGGCAGAAAGGAGGCTGTATGTCCGTTGAAATAAATTACAATGTTCCGACAAGTGCAAGCGGTGAATTTGCGGCTGTGTATGCCCGTTATTCAAGTCATAGTCAAGGCGAACAATCCATAGAGGGGCAATTATCTGAAGCACATAAATACGCTGCAACGCACGGTTATACAATCGTACACGAATACATTGACAGAGCCAAAAGCGGAAGAAGCGATAATAGAGAACAATTCCAGCAAATGCTGAAAGACACAGCTAAAAAACAATTCTCTGTTATCATACTGTGGAAAGTTGACCGTTTCGGGCGTAACCGTGAGGAAATAGCCCTTAATAAAATAAAATGTCGTAAGAACGGCGTAAGGGTTGAGTATGTTGCAGAAACAATCCCAAATTCCCCTGAAGGTGTTATACTTGAAAGCGTCCTTGAGGGCTTTGCAGAGTATTACAGCTTGCAGCTCTCACAGAACATACGCAGAGGGCTTGCCGAGAGTGCCGAGAAGTGCCAATGCACAGGCGGTAATAGACCGTTAGGCTATTTAACGGGACCCGACAAGAAATTTATCATTGATCCTGATACAGCACCTACCGTCAAGCTCATATACGAAATGTACGCAGCCGGACACTCTGTAACCGAAATAGTTGCACACCTGAACGAATTAGGTTTACGCACACTAAGAGGCGGTAAATTTACGCACAACAGCTTACATACAATTCTGAAGAATGAAAAGTATATAGGCTATTACACCTACAAGGGCAACAAGGTTGAAGGTGGTGTACCAAGAATCATTGATGATGAGCTTTTCTACAAGGTGCAAGAAATGTTGAAAATAAATAAACGTGCGCCTGCTCATAGGTGGAGTAGAGCCGATTATATTTTAACCGATAAGCTGTATTGCGGTAAGTGCAATTCCGCTATGATAGGCGAAAGTGGGACAGGCAAAACAGGGGTTAAATATAATTATTATATCTGTTCCGGCAAAAAGCGTCATAAGAGCTGTGATAAAAAGGCTGTTAAGCAAGAAATTATTGAGCAGCTTGTTATAAATACAACTGTTGACTTGCTAAAGGATGATGAGCTAATGGAACTCATAGCTGAGAATACATGGAAGTTTTACAAAGCTCAAGACGATAGCAAGGACGAAGTAAACGCTATGAAAGCTCAGCTTGCAGAGGTTGACACCTCCATTGAGAATTTAGTCAAGGCTATTCAAGCCGGTATTATCAATGATGTGGTGCAACGCCAAATGAAAGAGTTAGAGGAACAACGACAGCAACTTGTATCTTCTCTTGCTGAATGGGAAATAGCAGAGGGCTTCCATATCACACGAGAGTATGTAACTTATTACTTTGACCGTTTCAGAAAAATGGATTTTACAAACAGGGATTGCCAAAAAGAACTTATAAAGGTTTTCGTAAATTCTGTTTTCGTATTTGACAATCACTTGCTAATCAATTACAATTTCAGCTCTGACAGCGTTACAGTTTCGCTTGAAGATGTAAGCAGGGCTGAGGCCGGGGAGGGTTTCGTATATCACGCCCAATGCTCCACCATTAGAGTATAA